GGAACCCCTGGCGCTGCAGCTAGCCAGGGGTTCCCTGGTCTTGCTGCCCTTACTGGTCTAGGTGCGATAGCTGCGGCGTCGAGCCAGGGGTTCCCGGGGATTGCTGCTCTGGCTGGCACCGGCACCCTGACCGGCGCCGTAGTGGTCGGAATGTTCGGTGCCGTAACCCTATCAGGCGTCGGCGTGCTTACCGCAGCAGGCATGGCCCTATTCAGCGGAGCGGCCGCACTGACTGGCCTAGGTGTAATTGCAGCGGCCAGCCTGATCAATATCCCGATGGCTGCAAGCCTAAGTGGCCTGGGTGTTCTAGGTACGCCAATTTCGGTCGGGCTTCTGGGTGCGGCCGCATTGTCCGGTACCGGGGCTATTGCTGGCTCTCCTAACTCGGGCCTGTTCTATCAGGCTGGGCTGAGTGGGATCGGCATTCTTATTCCGCAATATCTGACAAAGAGCCTCGAGTACGCAATACTGTCCGGCATAGGCATCATGGCTGCCTCGGGCCAGGAAATATACTCTGAATACCCGGGGTCGGTTAGCGTAATCCATTACTTGACGCAGGGAATTATTGTGGCCGACTCGAATACTGCAACGGTATCGATTATTGATGGTCTTATAGGGCGGATTGCCGTGGTGAATTCCGAATGAATCTATACATGAGTGGATCTCTGGTCCAGTCTCTGGCCACCTTTCTCAATGCCTCTGGGGCCCCAACGAATCCCACGGTTATCACATTCAAGTGGCGGGCCGGGGCTGGTGTCACCAATGTTGCGGTTTATCCGGCTGCTCCGGTCGTCCTGGTATCTGCCGGCATATTCTATGCCAACATTGATACGACCGGCTGGGCTGGGCCGGGAAATCTTCTATATACCACCGAATGGGTCGGAACGGGCACCGTTCAGGCCATCCAGAGCGATTATTGGCAAGTGGAGCCACCTTCGCTATAAACCTGCTGTAGCTATACGGCAAAGTCCCAGCGTATACTTCGGCCCAATAAGGTAGTTCTGGGAGGTCGGGAGCGTGCCCTCAGGCAAGAACCGTGAGGTCAGCGACGCACGCCCAAGAACGCTGATTACGGATGTTTACCGTGGTCACGGGCGTTTGACGCTGATTCGCGACATCGCGCTGGGCGAATTCACATTCGTCGAACTTGCACGCCGGTACGGCCTGGACAGCCGTACTATAGAGACATTCTCCCAGGATTTTGCCTCCGAGATTGCAGAGGTGCGGGCTGCCCTAGCTGGGCATCTAGCGGTTGAGTCGGCCGGGCTCTGGGTCGCCAAGAAGCAGAACCGTATTGCAGAGCTACAGGACGACATCGAAGATTGCAATACTGCAATCGCCAGTATGCGGGTTATGCCCGTGGGAAATGAAGGCTACGAGTCGGGCCTTGGCAGTCGCCGCCATATGAACATTGCCCGAACCAAGCTTAACGCCCTTGTTGCTGTAGCTAACGAGCTCGGCCCGCTCGAGAAGCGGGCAGGCGAAAACGACAGCGACAAGAACATGATCCATTACGTCATCGAGGCCGATGACACCATTCGATCAGGACTGACATGAAAATGACTGCGAGCCGCGTGCTCTTCTTTGTCGCAACCGTCCTGTTTGTGATAGCCGCGCTGATCGCCGGCAATGTAGTGTTCAAGGGGTCCAATTACGTGCCATTCGCACTCGGGGGATTCGCCGCCGTGGCCTTGGCATGGGCCCTGGCCTAGGAGGCCGCAATGAGTGTAGGACCAGTTTCCCCGAAGGTACACGGTGCCTGGCTTGGCGCCGGTGCCGGAGCAGCTATAGCCAACGCGCTTATCCAGCTGATCCAGTCGTACGGCGTCCACAAGGCGCTCCCTCTGAGCGTCACCGCTCTGATCTTCACCGTTACCCCTCCGGCCGTTGCAGCGCTCGGTGCCTGGCTGGCCCCGTTGCTGCCGTCCCCGATCAAGAAGGACATCGCCGCCCAGGTGGCCCTGCTGCCGCAGCCGAAGGCCGAAGAGGTGTACAAGCGGGAGCCGGTGACCGTCCCCGCAACCGCGACCGTAATGCATGGTGGCCCTCCGGTCCCTGTGGCCGCCACCGGGACCAGTGCCGGCTCGTCGGCTACTGTGGTCCCGCACAACACCCCATGAGCAACACCCGCCGTACCCGGCCACCGCTCATGCCGCAGGGTCGCAAGAGTCAGATCCACGACCCCTACGAGCGTAAGCGTCCGGTCTACCGCAGGGATCTGCGCGAGGCCCGGGAGAAGATGCTGGCCAACCGCGAAGTGAGGGAATGGCTAAGCCGTGAAGGATGACGACGGCGTGCGCTGGTGCGACAACCGCGCAGCCCATCGTAGGCCGGAGCCAGCGGAACGGGTTCTGTTCTGTACCGTGGAGGGACACGAGTACGACGTATGCGGCGCCCACTGGAAGGCATGGGTTGATGCCGTCAGGTCCACGTCAAAGCTGGCGGGGCACTGCCCCAACTGCTCGGCGCTGATCACCGGTCCTCCCTCGGGCCAGCCACAGCCTAGCACGCAGCCCCTGATTGGGGCGATCGCTGATGCCATAGATCACGCTATGTTCCGGGCGGGCATCCTCATCGACAAGCGGCAGCTAACACTGCGGTATCTCGCCGAGGAGCGCGACCCCTACGTAGGCACGATCCTCCGCTCGACATCCCGCAGGAGCCCGAGCGCCGTATGACCCTGACGACCTTGCAGAGCGAGCACCGGTACCGTCCACGTGGAGCGTGCCGGGCGGTACTGAGTGCTCGCGATAGTGAGGTCCTGGTCTCGGGTCCAGCCGGAACCGGAAAGAGCCGGGCATGTCTAGAGAAGCTTCACCTGCTAGCCCTGATGAATCCGGGGATGCGGGGCCTTATCTGTCGCAAGACTGCTACTTCCCTGAGCTCCACCGCGCTCGTAACATGGCGAAGGTTCGTTGTACACGAGAGTCTCCTTGCTGGGGATGTAGAATTCTACGGCGGGAGCGCACAAGAGCCACCCCAATACAGATACAAGAATGGCTCGATCATCGTTATTGGCGGTCTCGATAAGATCACCCGGATCATGTCCGCCGAGTACGACATCGTGTACGTGCAGGAGGCTACGGAGCTCACCGAGAATGACTGGGAGAGCCTAACGAGCCGACTGCGTAACTGGGTGATCAGTTTCCAGCAGATGATGGCTGACTGTAACCCGAGCTACCCGACACACTGGCTGAAGCAGCGGTGTGATCAGGGTAAGTGCCGCTTGCTCAACTCGCGGCATGAGGACAACCCGATGCTGTTCCGGTCCGATGGGACGATCACGGAACGCGGTGCCGACTACATAAACAAGCTTGACCGCCTGAGCGGCGTGCGACACCAGCGGCTACGGCTTGGCCGCTGGGTCGCCGCCGAGGGGGTCATCTTCGAGGAGTTTGGCAGTCAGCACTTCCTCAGCGAGCTACCACCGTTCACCGGGGAGCCGACAGACCCGAATGGCATACCGCTCAGCTGGGACCGGTTCTGGTCGGTGGACTTCGGGTATGTGAATCCTTTCGTGCTGCAGTGCTGGACAGAGGATCCCGACGGACGCCTGATCATGTACCGCGAGATCTACCAGACGAAGACCCTCGTCGAGGACCACGCAAAGCACATACTGAAGATAGTCGCTCCGGAGGGGAAGTGGCTAGAACCTCAGCCGAGCGTGATCGTCTGTGACCACGACGCGGAAGGCCGCGCCACCCTCGAAAATCACCTTGGTATGTCTACCAGTCCCGCCCACAAGTCGGTGCTGGAGGGTATCGAGGCCGTACAAGCGCGCATGAGGGATGCTGGGGACGGGCATCCCCGTGTGTTCTTCATGCGCAATGCAGTGGTGGAGATAGATCCGGAACTCGTTGATGGCGGCAGGCCTACCTGTACCGTCGAGGAGATTCCGGGGTATGTATGGGCAGACAAGAAAACCAAGGAAGAGCCCATTAAGGCGGACGACCACGGATGTGACGCCCTGAGGTACATTGTGGCGGAGCGGGAGTTCGGTGTCCGCGTTATATACAGGAGCTTCGAGGCATGAATGACATCGTTGTCCCGCTCGGTACCGCACCCGAGATCGAAGAGATTGCTGCGGACTTTAACACGGCGTCACTGAAGGAGCCCGAAGCAAGGCAGGCGAGCATGGCCTGCGCCCGGCTGGCGCAGGAGATGATCCTGCGGCTTAGGTCGGGGCCGGATCTGATGGCTGGACTTGTCACTCTGCTCGAGGCACGCAGCTGTTTCATCCGCCAGGCGCTAGCCAGGAAGGCGGCTGAACGCGATGCCCAGAACGTCCGAACTTGAGCTGCTGGTCAATACCTCCGTCGGCATCGTTCGTTCCGGCGATAAGCTGGTTGTCGCCGTTCCCGGGAACTTCAGCGACAAGGAGCTACACGATCACGCTAACCAGCTCGAAGATAGCCTACCGGGCGTAGAGGTCATCATTGTGCGGGCTACGGCACTGGTGGTGTACCGCCGATGAGATGCCGTAGCTGCACCGCCGCGCTGAATGTACTCAGACTTAGCGATAACGGGCTGGGGCGACTGTCAGCGACCATGCGGACGACCGTAAGGAATCTGCATGGCCGCTGCCCCGGTCGTTCTTTCTGCGATTGCAACCATAGGCTGGAGAGGGTAAGGAGGAACGATGGCAGTCATCACTAACGATGGCCCGGTAGGCATCCGGGACCGCGTTCGCCTCGTGCTTGCCGTTATCCTCTCAGCGGTTACGGCTACCGCGCGCCCAGCCGTGAATCACCTTATCGACCACGGCTATACCATAGCCGGTCTGGGGTGTGTCGACGTTGCAGCGTTTACCCATTCTATGTTCACCGGCTTCCTGGTAACCGGGATCATGTTCCTGGTCTTTGAATGGAAGGTGAGTGAGTTACATGACCATGTTCATCGAGCGTACGGACAGCGACACTGACATAAAGGTTGTTGCTACCTTCGGGCCTACGGTGTGGGCGACTACCGAGCACTACCAGCATATGCGCCTTTTCTGGGGGCAGCTGGGCAGGGCGCTGAACGACATCGAGAAGCAGGAGAAGCGGAAGCGGGAATCCCGGGAGCGGGCGCGGCAGCGTGATGAGCATGCGGCGGACCTGACCGACCAAGAACGAGAGCGTGCGGAAATTAGGGCGAGGAGCCTGTAGTGTCAAAGTCTCTGATCGGCAAGGTGCTCGATCTGGGACGACCCATTCCCTTCAACAGCAAGTGGAACGTACGCGGGGACAACCTTTACGGTTCGGGCGGGACCGACCGTTTCACGCTGCTGCAGACAACTCAGGGCCAGGGAACACTCTACGCGATTGTTCAGCTGCTCAGCGCGGGTGGGGCTTCGGCTACCCCCTGGCATATGTACCGCACCACGATGGACGGGCGGCAGCGCTACACGACGGCGGACAAGGGTAGCGACCAGCGCGTTGAGGTAATTAAGCACCAGGCACTCAAGCTATGGAACCGGCCTAACCCCTTCATGGTCGGATCGCTATTCCGGGAAATCGGCTGGCAGTTCATGGAGCTCGTCGGTGAGTGGTACTGGGTGCTGAACCGGGGGCCGAGCGGTACTGGCATCCCCCTCGAGATATGGCCGGTCCGTCCGGACCGTATGGAGCCTGTACCTGACCGCGACAACTTCCTGGCTGGCTGGGTGTATACGGGGCCGAATGGAGAGGCTGTACCACTGTCGGTCGACGAAGTCATCCAGATGCGATACCCGCACCCGACCGACTTCTACCGGGGACTCTCGCCGGTACAGGCACTGCTAGCCCACATTGACTCTGCCAAGTACACGGCCGAGTGGGCTAGGAACTTCTTCCTCAATTCAGCGACGCCGGGCGGCATTGTTCAGTTCGCCAAGCGGCTGACGGATAAGGAGTTCAATGAGTTCGTCGCAAGATGGCGTGAGCAGCATCAGGGTGTTGCTCGTGGACACAGGGTCGGTGTTCTGGAGCAGGGGGCCGTCTGGATCCCCAATACCTACACTCTTCGTGATATGCAGTTCACAGAGCTCGGCGTCTTCAACAGAGACACCATCCGCGAGGCATATCGCATTCACCAGTCGATGCTCGGGATTTCTACCGATGTAAACAGGGCCAACGCCGAGACGGCCGAAGAGGTTCACATCCGCTGGCAGGAGATACCCCGGCTGATTAGGCAGCGCACCTACCTGAATGAGCTATTCCTGCCTATGTTTGCGGGTACGGGTGTCGGCGTTGAATTTGACTTCGCGGACCCGAACCCCTCGAGCGTCAATGACGCCAATGACGAGCTTACCGCCAAGTCAACGGCTGCCCAGAAGCTGGTGGCGGCGGGCTACGATCCTGAGCAAGTCTGTGAGGTCGTCGGGCTTCCGCAGATGAGTTTTACTGGTCCTCCTGCCCCGGCTGTGGCCGGGGTCCCGGGCGCTCCCGCTCCCAATGCTCCCAGTCCCGCACCGCGTCCTAGCATTCCGACAACCCAGACCGGCGAGCCGTCCGCAAGACAGCTTGCTATCGAGGAAAGTCTGGAATGGCTGGATGTAGGGAAGACGATCGTTGATGCCTTTGGGCAGGCTAACGGTCACCGCAATGGTCACGAGGAGCTAGTGTGAGCAGGAACACGCCCTGGCGTACGACCAGGAGGATGATGGCCCTGCACCAGCCGGGCGTGAATGACTGGTACAGGATCAAGAACCAGGCAGATGGGCCAACCCAGCTGCACATCTACGATGAGATCGGGTACTTTGGCGTGACCGCCCAGGACCTGATCCACGACCTCGCGGACATCAAGGGTCCAATCGAGGTTCACTTCAACTCGCCGGGCGGTGAGGTGTTCGATGGCATCGCCATCTACAACTCCCTGCTGGCACGAGGGGAGGTTACCGGCATCATTGACGGCGTCGCGGCTTCTATCACCTCGGTGATCGCGATGGCCTGCAACCCGCTGCTCATTGCGAGGAACGCCCAGGTCATGATCCACGAAGGCCACGCTATGGGCATCGGGAGTGCCCAGGACTTCAGGGACATGGCTGAGCTGCTCGACAAGACGAGCAACAACATCGCCTCCATCTACGCCGACCACACCGGGAAGCCGGAAGCGTACTGGCGCGAGAAGATGAAGGCGGAGACCTGGTACAGCGGCGAGGAAGCCATCGCCGAAGGTCTATGCGACCGGTTTGTCCCTTCGGGCGCCGGGCGCCGCGTGGCAAACCCCGAGGACAGCTGGGACCTGTCGGTGTACCGCAACGCGGCTTCGGTTCCGTACGTTGGGGAGCGGCAGGCGCGGCATGAGCCGATGACCGGCCGCCACACCCACGACCACGCGGCATACGAAGCCGGTGATCACGACGACGGGATGCATTATCACCCGCACACGCACCAGAACGACGGCGATCACCACCACGTTCACAGTGCCGGCATGCCGAGCGAAGAGCCGCACGGTCCCGGTGAAGGACATGTGGGCGTTGGGCCGTCGGCGCACGAGCACGTACACCTCCGTGGCGCGAGCGAGGAAGAGATGTGGGCCCTAGTGGACCACTTCTCGAATCACGATTTCACCGAACTGTTCGACTGGGATGCGGCGGCTGCTTTCGCTAAGTGCTCGTCTGCATCCGACTACCGATCCATTTGTGCCGGGGAACGCTCTTCGGGCGACCCCGCTACCCAGGCACACTGGGCGCTCCCTCACCACAGCTCCCCTGGAGCCGGTCCGGACAAGGGTGGCGTTAGCGCTGCCCTTGGACGCTGGAACCAGACGGAGGGCCTCAAGAACAAAGAGGCCGCGCTGTCTCACCTCAAGGCGCATGCTCGGTCCCTCGGGCTGCCTAGCGGTGACAACCTAGGCGACGTCGACGTCTGGAACGACGACGATGTTGCCCAAGTGATCAACGCTCTGAAGGGAGTGTAGCAAGTGCCAGTGAAGATCCCAACGAAGCCGGAGGAACTTGAAGACTTCCTCGGGGACCCCGCTCAGGTTAAGGCCATGATGGGGGAGCCCGGGAAGTTCAAGGAGTTCATCCAGGCTTACGCCCAGTTCGTTGTCAATCGTGACAGCGATCTGGAGAAGCAGATCAAGGAGCAGGTCCAGCTTGGCCTGGCCGACTTCATGCAGCAGAACGGCATGGGTGGCAAGCGACTGAACCTCAGCAACGCTGACTACAGCAAGCTGGGCCTGCCTGGTCTGCCCGGTCCTGGGGATGCCCGGGCCGTGAGCCACGGTCGCGGAGCGGCCTACAATAAGTCAAGCTTCGGTGCTCGACTGGAGGCTCAGCTTGGTCCGGAGAATGCCTTCCGTGACACGGCCGAGTTCTTCCAGGCCTGCTGGCCGAAGTACGAGACGCTGAAGAACGCAGCCGAGCTTGGGCGCAAGCGCTCGGAGATGCTCAAGATTCAGAACTCCTTCGGGTCGGAAGTACCGGCCGACGGCGGATTCCTGATCCCCGAGGTGCTGCGCTCGAACATCCTCCAGGTGGCGCTCGAGTCGGCGGTCGTCCGGCCCCGCGCCCAGGTCATCCCGATGGACAGCCTGCGGGTGCCGATCCCCATGATCGACGTCACCAGCAACGTCTCGTCCGTGTTCGGCGGGGTGGTCTGCTACTGGACAGAGGAAGGTGCGGCACTCGTCGAGAGCCAGGCTACCTTCGGGCGCGTCCTGCTCGACGCCAAGAAGCTCACCGGATACGCCGAAGTGCCCAACGAGCTTCTGGCGGATGCTCCGGCCTTCTCGTCCTTCTTCGACTCCATCTTCCCCCGGGCCATCGCCTGGTACGAAGACATCGCGTTCATGACCGGCACCGGCGTCGGCGAGCCGCTCGGCTTTGTCGGGTGCCCGGCCACCGCCGTGGTCGCGAAGCAGTCCGGCCAGGCCACCGGCACGATCGTCTGGGAGAACGTCGTGGGCATGTATGCCCGCATGCTCCCCACGGCGCTCGGCAACGCGGTCTGGATCTGCTCCATCGACACCTTCCCCGAACTCGCGACGATGGCGCTGTCCGTCGGCACGGGTGGTGGGCCGGTGTGGATGGGCAACTACACCAACCCGGGGACGGCAACGCCTCCGATCACGATCCTGGGTCGTCCAGTGTTCTTCACTGAGAAGACCCCGGCTCTGACCACCCAGGGCGACATCAACTTTGTCGACCTGAGCTACTACCTCGTTGGTGACCGGCAGATGATGCAGTCGGCGGCCAGCGAGCAGTACAGGTTCCAGAACGACAAGACGGCGTTCCGCGTGATCGAGCGTCTCGACGGTCGGCCCTGGATCCAGAGTGCGATCACTCCGCACAACAACAGCGCGAACACGCTGTCCCCGTTCGTCCAGCTTGCGACCCGATAAGGAGGTATCCAATATGTCAATGGAACGGTTTGGCCTCGACTACAACATCTGCCTCGCCGCGTCGGGCGTCGGGATCAAGATCGCCGACGCGGACTCGATCGGGTTCTTCGGCGTCACGACCGGAGCGGCAACGTTCACCCTGACCATCTGTGCCACGCTGGCCGGATCGTACGTGGCCTCGTCCATCTCGTGGACGCCGATCATCCACTACTACACCAACGCGGATGCCGGTGCAGGTACCGGCCAGTGGTCCAATAAGGTCGCAAACAATGCGACCGGCAACGTGTACAGCGGTGCCGGCTCGAACGTGGTGCCGTACACCAGTACCATCGCGACCACGACCGCCGTGGCGTTCTTCCTGCTGGCAAGCATGGTGCCGGCAGGATACGAGTACGTCAAGTGCACGGCAGTCAACTCGAGCCTTATCGGCGTCACTTGCCTTGATGTCGAGCGGGCTCCCTGGAACCTGCCTGCGATGAGTTCCTGAGAGGACTGGTAACCCGTGAGCGTCATCATCCAGGGCTACCAGCTCCGGGCTGTCCAGTTCGGAGCCCAGGTCATCAAGGGTCCGCTGACTCTGCCCGCTTCTACCCTGGGCACCATTGCCACGGTAGCTGGCGGCAGCGTCATGGTCACGTCCATGCTCGGGCTGGTTACGACGGTCATCCAGACCCAGGCGTGCACCATCTCTCTCGGGATCACGCCAACTGGCGGGTCGAGTGCGCCGGCAGGTATTGCTACTGCCAGTGCTTCGATCTCGGCTATGGCGGTTGGAGACTGGCTGGTTCCCCTGGTTTCCGGGGGCGTCGGCGGGGCTCTGGTCCTGAGTGGTGGTCCGGGCAACGCTGTATTCCTGTCACCTCCGTTCATCGTCGGGGCAGGAGCCATCACCTGGACCACATCGGCCACGAACACCGGCGCTATCAAGTGGTACTTCACGTACGTGCCGCTTGACATTGGAGCCAACCTGTCATGAGTAGCCAGAGCTATCCCTTTGGGACGGCTTCGCAGTTGTTCGAGCAGGGGTACCAGCTCGAGGAACTGGTCTTCGGACCACCGATCATCAAGGGGCCACTGACGCTGCCGCAGACGGCGACGTCAACCCTGTATACGGTGACCGGTGGTGCCATCATCGTGACCGGATTCCTCGGGCTGGTAACTACCGCCATCGGCGGCAACACCAATCTCTCGATTGGGATCACCCCATCGGGAGGCTCGAATGCGCCAGCCGGTATCGCTAGCGCTACGGCTCTGACTAACGCCCTAACGGCGGGATCGGTAATTGCGATGCCCGCCACCCCAGGGGGCGCCAACGCTACCATTGCCACTCCCGTGAGCGGCAACCCGGTTAGTGGTACCCCGTACACCAACAACTACCAGGGGACCGTCCAGGTTGTCGTTTCGACCGGCACCGGCATCACAAGCGTGGTGATTGGCGGTAACACGGTTCAGTCTGGCGCTGGCTCGGGTACCTTCCAGGTTCCTCAGCACGAGTCAATCACCATCAACTGGACCACTACCCAGCCGACGTTCGCCTGGACTGCATCGACCGCGCTGCAGTCCGGGACGCCTGGCACGGTTGTGAACCTCGCGAAGGAGCACGTTGTTCCGGCCGGGGTGATAACCTGGACCACGAGTGCGTCGGTGACCGGCGCTATCAAGTGGTACCTGACATTCATGCCGCTCGACGGTGCTTCGGCGGGCTTCCCGAACGGAGCGTATGCCTCGTGACGGTTAGTCCGGCAAAGCAGGCTCAGCAGATCCGTGCTGCCAGTTTCGGCCCACAGCTAGTTAGTCCGTCTCAGATTCCACCGACGGGCTCGACGACGCTGTGGACCGTGGCTGGCGGCTCGATATCGATCACATCCGTTCAGGTTGTGGTCACGGCGACCATGTCGGCTACAGCCACGACTCTGAACATCGGCTGCAACATCACAGGGTCGCCCAGTGCTACGGCGCTTCTCAGCGCCGGAACGCTAACGTCTCTGGCTGCTGGCGCGAGTGTGTCGGGAATCCCTGTCCTGACATCGGGTGGCCTTGGCTCTGTCATTGCGACAGCCGGGGCTATCACCTGGATAGCTTCGGCCACTCAGACCGGGACATGCCAGGTGTACCTCAGCTTCATTCCGCTCGACGTCGGTGCGACTGTCGGCTAGGAGGAGATATGTGGGATTGCGATAATTGTGGCTGCCAGGCGATTGCAGACTCGGTCGAGTTCTGCCCCGTCGTGACATGCCATGCACCGCGTCCCGACCGGAACGCGGTTGCGGAGAGCGAGGGCGCAGGTTCTGCCTCTGGGAGCGCGGCGGAAGACCTCGCTCTGAGTGACCCGCAGCCGTCCGCCGACCCCGCCCCTAGCGATCCACCCGCTGGGGCGGGGTCGGCTTCCACCAAGAAAGGGAAGTCCGAGAATGCCTAGCATTCACGTAAGCAGCCCGCCGTACAACGATCTCGAGCCCGGATACTTCGACGTCTCAGAGCCGGAGCAACTGGAATATGAACAGAAGCTTCTCGAAGGTGAGCCCGTCCCGGTAGCCGAGCAGAAGGCAGCCGGAGTACCGTCCGACGAAACCGTCACCATAGCCGAGCAGAAGGGCGGGGAAGAGGCGCCAGCCCTACCCGTGCCCGAACTCGACGCCAAGCCTGAGGAGGAGACATCAGCTGGTACCAGCTCCTCGACATCCGGAAAGAAGCCCGCGCGGAATGGGAATTCTACAACCTCCGGCCGCCAATCGCCTGCCCAAGGTGCGGGGAGCCGCTCCGGGAAGGACCCAGCAGCGTAAGCAGCCCGGTCCTCTTCTGCCTCTTTGACGGGTGGCAGTACCCGAGAGACTGGACTGAGCCTCCAAGGCCTGCAGGCTTGTTCGGCGGGAGCGGAGTAAGCCCGAACTACAGCAGTACCGGGCCCACATAACTGAATACCAGCAACTCCCTCTAGCCTGCGGGCTAGCGGCCAAGACAGCAAGGGTACAGGAGTGGCAACCATATATCGCCCGTGCTACACGACACGGGAGGAAGTCAGGCGTGCGCTTGACATCAAGCAGGCTGCGTACAACGACAGCCAGCTTGACCGCAACATTCTGGCTGCCACCGATTCCGTTGAGGGCCTGTGCCAGCGCGTCTTCTATCCCGAGCAGGACACCCGCTCCTTCGACTGGCCTAACTACCAGTACGCCTACCCGTGGCGGCTGTGGCTGGACGCTGACGAGCTAGCTGATATCACGATCAACCCTCCGATTGTCACGTCGGGCGGGGTAGTGCTTGCGGAGTCGACCCTATTCTGGGGTGACCCCAACTATCCCGTAGCCCCGTTCACATACCTGGAGCTCAATCGGGATTCTGACTCGGCCTTTGGTAATGGGCCGACTCCGCAGCGCGAAATCGTTATCCAGGGCACGTACGGCTACTGGGCTAACCAGTATCCGGCCGGGACTCTCGCAGCGAGCATGCTGAGTACCGACAGCACGATGACGGTGACGGACGGGTTTACGCCCGGGGTAGGCGACGTTGTCGCGGCCGACAGCGAGTGGATGATCGTAAGCGACTCGAACTACATCGATACGACGGTCAGTTACTCTGGCCTTTCGACCGTCTCGGCTGCCGACAACATCGTTACCGTGGCCAACGGGTCGCTGTTCTTCAAGGACGAGGTTCTGCAGGTAGACGCAGAGTGGCTCCTGGTGCAGATGATACAGGGGAATACGCTCATCGTCAAGCGAGCCTGGGGCGGGTCTATACTCGCAGCCCACACGTCGGGGACGATATGGGCCCGCAGGCTCCTAACCGTCCTCCGCGGACAGCTAGGGACAGCCTCGGCCTCGCATAGCAACGGTGACGCGCTTAACGTCTTCTACGCGCCTGCCATGGTCAAGCAGCTAGCCGTGGCGGAGGCGATAGTTGGCCTATCTCAGGAGCCGGGCGCCTACAGCGGATCGATCAGCGGGGGTCAGACTGGCACGGCGAACACACTACGTAGCGGTACGACCAACTTTGGGACTTCTGTCCGGGAGCAGATGGCGGGTGTCGGCCTGCCGGACCTGAGGGACCGTGTCCTAAGCCAGTACGGCCGCAAGACGCGAAGCCGTGTCATATGACCCCGGCCCTGAAGCGTTACGCGCCCCTACTCGCCCTGTCGTTTGTCGTCGGTTTCGCCGTGGCATGGTTTTTCGGCGAAGGACACTGGATCGCCTGGTACACCGGCAGCTACAACACATCCGGAGTAGCGCATAACTACAACTTCTGGTCAGGGTTCGGCAGCGATCTCGGTGAGGCCACGCTGCTGTCTGTGCTGGTGACTTTCGGGGCTGCCTGGTACCACAAGCACAACTGCCATACCGAGAACTGCTGGCGTATTGGGCTTCACTCGATCGTCGGCGGGGCGTACACGGTATGCCGTCGTTGCCACAACAAGATCACCGGCCATCCGCAGAAGAAGTTCTCCATAGACCATCTAGCTGCGAAGCACAGGGAGCATGTACTGCGGGGCGGTGCCTAATGGGTATCAACCTTGAGGTGAGTCTGCGCGGGGCCATCATTAGTGGCGAAGCCGAAGAAGCGGCGCAGCGCTACGCCCGGCACATGGAAGATGTTCTTGGTGACAAGGCCGTGACTGACATCCGGGCCTACCTGCCTACCCAGTACATGTACCTAGGCCACCACGGCGGAACACCCGAGAGCAACCCCGTTCCGCAGAACGCGGGAGCGCTTACTGCTTCCGTCGTTGCGGAACGCCAGTCAGAAAACGAGGTTATGGTCCTTGGCGACCGGGTGACGTACGGAGCCTGGATCGAAGGAGACACGAGCCTGAACATGATCGTGTATCCGCACCGCCGGAATCCTCCACCTCGGCGCTTCCCGGGGTATCACGCATTCCGGCTCGTCGCACAGCTTCTGCAAGGTCAGGCAGAGGAAATAGCTCTAGCTGAGCTCCCACCCTATCTCGAGGAGATGAGATCATGACCAGTCCCGACCAGCGCACCGACCGCCAGATCACCGACGACATCCTCAGGGACATGCTGCAGGTTCTCCGTGAAGTCCGGGAGCTCAGTCGTCCGGAGCCGCTGGTGCCTATCACGGCCGACGCTATCGCTGTCGGCGCCTACCAGTGCCTCCAGTGCATCGGCGAGCACAAAACCGAGGTTCACAACCGCGACGGCAACCGGGCGCTGGCTAAGACGCGCGGAGCCGACTACACAGAGCCGACCGAGCCTCTGCCGCCGATCCGGATCGCCGTAACCCTGGCTCCTAGCTGGCAGACGCTCCAGACCATGGGCCAGATGGTCATGGCCTGCTGCTCCGTGCCAGTCTGCTTCGAGCACATTGCGGCTCACGAGAAGACCGCAGAAGAGAAGGCCATATCCGGCGGGCTGCTCCTCGGGCGTCCCGGCCTAGAGCAGCCGGGAGGATGACGTGGTGGCTCTGGGGGTTGCTGTGATTGTCGGCCGGTCCCTGACACAGGCGACCCCCGGAGCCATCACCGACAGGGGCACGTATGAGCGCTAACTTCAATGACCAGGCCATAGCCCAGATACTGGATAAGCTAGTCAGCTATGGCCTAGCGTCCGGGCGCTTTGACGCAGTCAACCAGCACGAGCCAAAAAATGCCCCTGGCTCCGAGATCACGCTGGCCATATGGGTACAGAACATCAATCCTGTTCGCTCCTCGGGCCTAGCGGCTACGTCTGGTGTGCTGATCATGAATGCTCGCATCTACCAGAACTTCCGCTCCCAGCCATTCGACGCCATCGACCCAAAGGTCATGGGCGCCACCACTGACTTGATGGGCTCCTTGAGTGGCGACTTTCTCCTGGGTGGAGTCGCTAGCGTCCGCAACGTTGATCTCCTTGGCTCCTCCGGCAAGACGCTTAGTGCGCAGGCCGGTTACGTAGAGATCGATAGGGAAGTTTTCCGGGTGATGACAATCACCGTTCCAATCATCATTAACGATATGTTCACCCAGGAGGCGTGATGCCCGCTACTGCAAAGGTTGCTGGTCTTGGCGACAACTTCTATATTGCAGGCTACGATCTTTCCGGCGACGTAGCCTCCATCGGCACCATGAGCGGAGCTCTGGACGTCCTTGATGTAACAGCCATCAAGAATTCGGCGTATGCCCGTATCGGCGGCCTGAAGAACTCCAGCTGGAGCTTCACGAGCTACTTCGAGTCTGCTACCGGGGCATCCGCACCTGGGTTCCCGCTGACGACTGTGCCGGTCGTCAGCACGTACAACTTTTCTGTGCTGGTCACGATCACCGGTGGCACGATCAGCAACGTCAGCATCAACGGTGTAACGGCCGGCACGACGGATGGCACCTATGTTCTCCCGGCACTGGGAGCCATCACCGTAACGTATACTGGCAGCCCAAGCTGGACCTGGACGGCGATTGGCACAGAGCACCAGGCACTGGCCGTCATCCCCACGACGGATGTCGTCGCGACGTACTTCCGGGGTACGACGATCGGGCAGCCTGCAGCCTCGACGGTTGCCAAGCAGACAGACTACAACCCCACCCGCGACAACGTCGGGAATCTTTCCCTGGTAGTCGATCTAACCGGCAACCGGTACGGCATGGAGTGGGGATACATGCTCACGGCCGGGCTACGTACCGACACGGCAGCGACGGTTGGCCCAGCCTTTGACCAGGGCACCCCGAGCTCGACCGCGTTCGGAGCCCAGGCATACCTGCAGCTGGTTGACTTTGTCGGAACGAGCGTCGACATTACCATCACCCATTCCACCACCTCGGGTGGCAGCTACTCGACGCTGATGGACTTCGGTAGCCTTACTGCCATCGGTGCCGTGCGGCAATCGGTTAGCAATACCACAACCGTCAACGAGTTTGTCAAGGTGGTGACGGCGGGCACATTCACCTATGCCACATTCGCCGTCATGATCAACCGCAACCTGACTGCGGGAGTGAGCTTCTGATGGACCATGAAGCCGAACGGGACATTACAAAGCTCACTTACACCATGATGGTGATTGAGCTCGGGGGTCGTGTTACGCGCTGGTTTATCGAAAACGAGGTGGGCTTCTGATGCCTCCTATGCGGACCATTCGGCGAATCCCTGTACGGGTTATGCCGGGTCAGGCCCGAACGGTTGGCGGCCGTATTATCCCGCCGCGCGGACCGGAGAGCTACAAGACATACAAGGTGGCTGCGCCGCTGCGTACGCACTGGCGCCCGGCTAGCTGTGAAGAATTCGGCTGCAATGACTTCCTCAACGGCTTCACGATCACGGTGGACATATCGACGGAGCTCGGGAAGAGGCAGGCTCACTATCTGACCCACAACCCAGAGCGCAAGGCTAACAGCACCATAGAGAGGCTCAACGAAGCTCTCGTCAGCTTCCACTTTCCCCCGGGCAATCGATGCGTTCGATCCGGAGAGCACAAAGTTCCCATAGGGCGTCCGCCGTTGCTGCTCGTCGCGCAGGGTGACTGGCGGGGTAACCCGCGCAGGATCCCTGTACGGCGCCACAGGAACTACGACGATTGGATCGACGATTTTGGTAGCCACCAGGATCGAATCAAGAGGGCTATAGAGGGAGCATGACATGGCTAAGGTTAATGGCCTCGGTAGTACCGTCACCGTGGCCGACTCGGGCGGGACTGCCCGTAACATTGTCAACGACATCACCAACTACGCATTCACTACTCCGCGTGGCGTTTCGGACATCACGGGCCTGAACTCGTACGGCCACGAGCAGCTGCTCACCCTGGCCGACTTCACCATCACCTGGAACGGGGTCTTCAACCCGACGGCGACCACGAGCTCGCACGCGGTGTTCTCGACGGTTACCACGACCTCCGTCCAGCGCGCCACCGTCATCGAGGTCACGAGCAGCGCTTCGCCGACGATGAACCTCAACGTCATCTATACCGACTACCAGATTACACGTGACACGACGGGTGACCTGACCTGGCAGGTGCCGGGCCAGAACGTCGACGGAACGGTCCCAACCTGGGCATGATTCCGCATGCACTATGGGCGCTAGTCACGGCGCTCAGGATAGCAAGGAGGATTGGCATGGGCATTCAGATCGAGCCGACTATATACAACCTGCAGTTCGAGGATGTACCGCAGCTCGCACAGGTCAAGGTCAAGGTGAGCTGCTGCTCCATCGGCGAGATGAACACCATGCTCCGCGCCAAAGTCGGGACGACCGGGGAGGAGACCGCCGATGCCAACGACTACGTCAGCGAGCTCTTCCTCGATCACCTGATCAGCTGGAACATCGACGGGCCGGACGGCCAGCCGCTACCGCATACCATGGAAGGCCTGCACACGCTTGAGCCCGGCGTGGTAACACAGATCGTCGTGGCGTGGCAGGTGGCGATGATACAGGTCCCTACGAACTTGAGCACGCCCTCACCCAATGGCGAGATTTCGGAGGAGGAATCACTCGGACTGGGGAAGCTGTTGGGAAACCCTGGGAGCTAACCGAGGCTGAATTCATTCTGAGTATGTGCGATCAGTTCCATGCCCTTCCGGACCCAGGCGGAATCCTGGACCAGAAGGCTAGTCTGATACGCATGCTGAAGGTCAGACAGCTAGGCAGTCGCGGTCCGGAAGGAGGTGAACAATTTGCCTAATGAAGTTAACATAACTATTACCGCGGACGACCTTAGCGGACCTGGCTTTACCTCGGCCATGGCGCGCATGGTAGCCATGAAGGCTGCCGCTAAAGCACTCGCAGACGAGATGAGGGGTGTCACGTTCAACGCTGACCCCTCAAAGATGAACGCTGCCCTGCTGATGCTTAAGTCTAGGCTTCAGTCCCTAGGCATCGCGGACATCGCGGACGTGAACGTCCCGCTGGGCAAGATCACGACGCAGCTGATGATTCTGAAGCGCCTGATAGCCCAGGCCGGTATTCACGACCTGATGGACATCAACGTCAATGATGCCGACCTCGCGGCCCAGCTAGCAAAAATCCGTGCGCTGTCAGGGAACATTGATGTCGGTGTCGATGTCGAGGGCTCGGGCATAGCAAGCATAGCCGCACAGATTGCAGCCCTGAAGGCTGCAGGCGGTACCATTCCCATCATTGGCCCGACGCAGAACATCAGCGATAAGTTCAGCATTCAGGGGATAGCGGCAGCGGAGGCTCAGCTAGCCATTCTGAATGCCCTGCTCAAGGAGACCCAGGCTAACGCCGGAGGAGCGGGGGCCGGGGTCATAGCAGCCGGGGCAGCGGCTGCCGCTAGCGGAGGTAACTTCGGCCGGTTTGGCTACTGGCTCGGGGCTACCGTGCCATTGTTTGGCGGGCTGATTCACGGCGTCGGGCTGTGGCATATTGCGCTCGACGGTTCTATAGAGACGCTGATCTCCGTCGGGCTAGCGACGGCTGCGCTAAGCATCGGGCTGTACGGCCTGTCGGCTGCGGCTATTGACGTCTATAACCACCTCAACGCGGTAGACTCGGTTAACGATGCCCTGGTCGGTATTAAGGGCGGTGGCGGTATCCCGCCGCTCACCCACGCCATTGGACAGCTTCAGGACCAGATGGCGCCCACAGCCCTGGAATTGTACGGTGGCGGCCTAAACCTGATCAATAGCCAGACGGGCATCCTCGGCCATACAATGATGTCGGTTGGGACGATCCTCGAAGACTGGCTGGCAAAGCTCAACCTCTGGGAGCAGACCCAGGGCGGCTTCGGCAAGATCCTGCAATCTGGAGTCGGATTTCTGCAGCAGTTCGGCACTATCTTCGGCGAGATCGGCATAGCGCTAGACAACCTGATCAAGGCCGACCCTGGTACGGCGCACATATTGCTGGACCTGGTTGAGGGATTCGGCAAGGTACTGGACATTGTTACGTCGATCCCGACGCCTATCCTTGCCGTTGCTCTCGCGCTACACTCGGTGTATCTGTGGGGCGGTCTCGCGGTTACCGGGCTGCAGAAGCTGTCGTCGGTTACCGGCCTGACTAAGCTGGCCGGAAGCGTCGGACTCCTCAAGCAGGAAACGGTCGTCGCCGCTGATGGCGCGACGAGCATGGAGTCTACGTTCGCCGGCATCGGGTCCAGCACCTGGGGCGGGATCCTGCTTGGGGCAGCGGCCATCGGTTATCTGGTCTATGAATCGACCCAGGCCACGGCAGCCACGAAGAGCTTCATCGGCGGCCTAAATACCGAACTGGCCCAGCTGAATGCCGGACAGGCGCTTACCGCCATCCCGACCGACATCAAGGCGATAAACACCTCTCTCGAGAACTGGAAGGCGCCCGGTACATATAACATCATAACCATCGCCAACCAGTCTAGGGCAGCCTGGGGTGATGTATTTGATGAACTGAAGAACTTTGGCCAGGGTAACTGGGTCGGAGGCCTCAAGTCCGCCGGGGCTGCGATCACGAGCTTCTTTACCACGGGTCAGGCTAACCAGATCTCCTACGACAACTCACTGGCCCTCTCCGAACGCACAATCAACCACTACATTAACGACCTGGGTAACCTCGGTATGGAGATGGGGACCCTAGGCCGTGCGGGCTATTCAGGGGAGCAGGCTATAGCCCTGATGACCCTAGCCGGGGTCAAGGCGGGCGACACCTTCGCTATCATGCGGCAGAAGGTCGATAACCTTATCGAGGGTTACCGCATGATGGGGGAGCAGGGCGGTATCCTGACAAATGCCGTCGATGCTGTTACCTTGTCGGAAGAGCTTCAGCAGTCCAAGATGGGTAACCTGCTTCAGGGATACACAACATTCATCACCCTGGTTACCGGCAGCGAGACCGCATTCAATACCTTTGCCACCGGCCTGAATACCCAGGCTACCAGTGCCAAGGCAGCGGGCGCAAGCATGCTCGGGCTTAACGCCGCTAGCCTTACCCTACGCGGCAACTACACCTCTAACATCAATGATGCCGTCGCGCTCTACAACGCCCTGATTCAGCAGAGTGCGGCAGCCGGGGAAGGGGCCAAGGGTTACCATCTCCTTAGCGAGGCGGGCAAAGACCTTGTTGGTACCCTGCTAGCCGG